CAAATATTCAAATTTTATAACTACTAAAGACGAAATGGATTTAGAGTATGTAGGTAGGAATTCGGCTATCATAGATACATTTTATTTTGACATGGATAATGAACATGAAGATATTCTATGGCAGACTATAATTGCTCCTAGAGAAAATTTCAATGCAGATTTTGGTTTGTATAATACATATACTACCGGCCAATTTGTGTTAAATAATTTCGACTTGTGTGCGTTTGAAACTTGTGATTTGGAATTTGAAATTAGTAAGACCCCTTTTCACAATGGTGTAATAGAGGTAAGCTATATGCCTGTCACATCGGACACCGGTGCGGGTGTACATACATCAGGCGGAGACGAAATTCAATCAGTTCTTAAAACGGAGTCATTCTCACTTGTTAATTTGACTAGATTTACTTTCAGTATCCCTATGATTTATGAAACGAGATGGATGAACGCATCTCAACCATTCGCATCAGTTCTTGTTAGAGTTATTTCTCCATTGAGTACTAATGAAAATATTAATCCTAGAGTAAGGTTTACAGTAGCATTGTCATATAAGGGCTTGCGAGCATGTAATTTCCGACCCGCTAAATTTTTCTCAACTGCTAAGTATTTTACCACAGCTGATAGATCTAACGTGTTGGTTCCTTTTAATACTCAAAGTGCCCCCGGCGACGAAGTAGATGAAGAAGTCTACGATTGGCAAATTAACATTGGAAATGCAGAAGACGCTGTGACGTCAACTTTTGGTGAACCCCATCGATTAGACGAAGAAGATGTCGCCATTACGACAGGTGATGTCACTCGAAATTTGCGACCCCTCACTAGAATTTTCTCATCAGCACCTCTTGTGCCGGCAAACAGTGTTCCTGGTGCTTATTATATGAAACGCCATGAATTCTTAAATCCTTATGACACATTTATTTCTAATAATACTCAAGCTTTGCATAGGTACCCCAATATTTTCACAATGTGCGCCATGTTATACTGGTTTAATCGTGGAGGTTTTCGTTACAAGTTAGGCTCATCGAATCGTGGACTTGGGAACAAGAACATGATACTTGCTGCGCCCGACCGAGACACAACTCAAGCGTTTTTGCCAGGATACTACAATTTGGATAATGTAGCTCGAAATGATCTTTCCCAAGTAGAAGTCCCCCAAGGAACAGAAACACGATTTTTCTATACAGCTGAGAGAGATTCATATTTGGTAGGCAAAAGTTCAGTTATTGCACATTCTGCGCAACCATTAGAGCCACGCTATTTTTACGCTGGTGCCGACGATTTCAACTTTTTCGGGTTGCATGGCGTCCCACAATGTACTTTTGTGCATAGAAAGGGCACCACGTTTACCTCAAGTGAAACTCTTAGGTATTTCAACGCAAATTCGCAGACTTAAATGGTTCAAAAATTTTTCTTTAATTACTTTTAAATTTAATAGTGCTATGTTTAGTTTTTAATTTAAATATTAAGTATTTTAAGTAATTTTCAAAATCCAGACACTTTTAGTGTGAATTTTCATGTCTGGTCTTCAATTCGG